GCCATCATCTGTGCTGGTGTCGTCATCAGAAGTCTCACCACCTTCATCAAACGCAACAATCCCTCCACCTGCTAACGCTTCCAATCCTTTAGGCTGCTGAAGTGGATTTTCCTCAGATTGTTTATCCGTAGGATTAACCTCTGGCAGCTTTGCCGTAGGATTTGTCTCTTGTGTAGGCTGCTCAGGATGGACTGTTTGTGGTGGCGCAATTGGGTTCACCTTATTGGGTGACGCTAAAGGATTGACTGCGGCTAAAGAGCCAAGACCTTGCTCAACCTGTTGCTTAACCGTGGGCATAGGGCCTGCTTGTGCAGCCTGTGCGGTTTGTTCCAGTTGCTTACGACGGCTCAACTCAGCCAGCGCCATGTAGCTTGGGACCTCTGGGTTTGATCCGTTGGCATACTCCATCAGATGTTGAATCGTAACCGCAGGGTTTTGTAGATCTGACTGAAGCTGAATGAGATTTTGAACTGCCATAATTTATCTGCCCTTATCAGAACAAGCTTGAGATGCCGTTGTACGCTTGGCTTAGTAGATTCCCTGCTCCGGTTGCCAACGTTCCAATACCACCCGCAATATTGTTTGCAGTATTACCGCTACCCAAAGCGTTCAGCGCTGTAGCCCCTGTTCCAATCGCTCCAGATACGTTTTGATATGCGCTGGGCATCTGTCCATAAGTGACGCTGGTTAAAGTAGGTAATGAGTTGAATGCGTTTTCCTGCGCAGCCAGCATCGTCTGTGGATACTGTAGCTGCTGTAGGTACTGGTTGTAAGAAGCTGTATCTGCAGCTTGATTGATTGCTTGCTCTTGCGCACCAGCTGATTGCAATGCTTGCAAGTTGGCCAGCCCATACTGCGATTGGTTCGCTGCATTCTGGTTCAAAGCTTGGTTGGCCGAGGTCGCTGCTTGCAATCCTGACAAACCAAGATTAGCTCCGAACTGTGCGGCATTCTCTTGTCCAGTCTGCTGGAATTGATTAGCCTGCGCTTGCGCTTGTGCTGCGTTCTGAGCTGCGCCCAACGCTGTGTTGTATGCGGTGTTATATCCCTGACCGATCAGGTTGCTTGCCAGCAAGTTGCTGTTCAACGCATTCTGCGTGTCTACGATTGCCTGACGTCCGCCGCCATATGCACCAGCCTGAGCAAGTTGTGCATTGCTTTTTGCATTCTGCGCACCAAGTTGATCCTGCAAGAGCTGAAGCTGCGGAGCTAACGACGCCTGCAAGTACGGATTCATGTACTGCTGAATAGAGTTCGTATCAGGCGCGGTATAGGTGTTGGTGAAATTGGTTGGCGTAAATGTTGAGCCAATATTCTGCGCAGCGTTGGATATGTTCTGTAAGCCCTGAGAAGCCTGCTGAAATCCGCTTGGCAGCGTGAGGTTGGCCAATCCAGAGAATGCTTGGTTCTGTAGAGCAGACGGTCCTGCGGCAAGCTCTCCCGTGTATGCGGGCATTCCAGCAGCACCCAGAGCCTGCGCTTGGCTTGCAATCTGAGTAGCAAGCGGTTGAGCATACGGCGTTACCGTGTTCTGCTTGATGCTAGTAGGAGTGGCGCTGGCTTGTGGATTAAAAAAATCTGATAGGGCTGACATGGTTTTTCCTTATACGGGCATGTATTTTTCAGGCTTGATCTGCTTCCCCTGCTTGGGGTTTCCAGTCCGCGCTTCTCTTACCTGATCCATCATTTTGTATAAGACCTTAGAACCTGCGTCAGTCGATCCGTTGCCAAGGTGAGATACCACATCTGCGGGTATTACGAACTCACCATCAGCAAGTCGAGCCGGTTGCTTATGCCCTATTGTAGCTGGAATATTATCAGACATTCCGTCTCCGGGTCCTTTTAAAAGACGTCCGCCGTCTGAATAAGAGCCTAGACTGTAGATCCCCCCGCCGTGTGCGTAAGCGCTATCGTCTGCTGTGACTGAGCGCTGATACTGCGGAAGACCTTCGTCGCTTGGGATATACATTCCCTGACGTGTATCTGGCGTACGGTTTATCCCCATCGCACGTCCTGCTTCCTGCAACAGATAGCCGGGCAATCCCAGCAATGACTCTTCATGCGCACGTCCGGGGATATATTGTGCGTTTGGTCCGTATGAGTTTACGGGAGGGGTTTCTCTGGGCGGGAACTTGATGCTCGGCTTTGTCAGGTAATCAGCAATATCCTGAACCATAGAGCCGTCTTTTCCGCTGAAGGATGGGACGCCTTGGTTGTACATGGTGGTCGGCATCACGGCTTGATTGGACACCATCGTGGGCAATCCACCGTTTGAAAGCTTCTGTGGCTCTATGGAGGCCAGTCCGCCTTCGGCTTTGGTAGTAAACACTGGGTTGAGATACTGCTGACCCATAGCAGAACCCGTTGGGTGTGGAGTGTTCTGATAGTTCCAGTTCAATGTCGTAGTGGGAATGGTAGGCTGAGATCCACCTCCGCTTGTGCCAGATGATCCACCCGATCCACCGTTCATCATCTGACCTAAGCCATATGCTCCAGCGCCCAGACCTAACAGTCCGGCTACGTTACTCAAGCTCAAGCCTGCTGCGTTTTGTTTGGTAGATAAAGGAGTTGGGTTGGTTGTAGGAGCATAGGGGCTTGTCGTAGTCGTCCCGTCTGGGTTGTAGGTGGTTTGCTCGCCTGTTTGATAGTTGGTTGTGACACCCTGAGCAGCACCGTCTACAGCAGCAGCATCGCCAGCGCCTACAGCAGCATCATACGTAGGACCGAAAGCCGTTCCTGCGTCTACTACACCGCTTCCTGCCAGAGATCCAAGACCGACATCCGTTGCCGCCGTAGCAGCCGTATCAGCAGCTGCTCCGCTAAACAATGCAGTAGCAGCGGCATCCGTACCAGCAGCTGCAGCATCTGCCCCTAGAAATCCACCAAGTGCATCTACCGCTAACATTCCACCCATGATTTACTCCAAAATTATTGAGTACGCTGTTTCAAACATATGCGCACCCATCCTTTCCAGTATTGGCCCATAGTTTAACGAGGGCTTAACGTGAAACAGTATTCGTTGTGGCTTGCGCTTCTTTATTTCTTCCAGTGACCACTTAATAAACTTGGCCCCAAACATTCCCTTACGGTACTCCGGCAAAATAAACAACACGTCTGAGTGTGCCGTCAGGCTTTTTTGATAATGTAAGTGAGGACCCACTATCCATAAGTGGTATCCAATACACTTCCCATCATCTCGTGCTACGTGAACTTCTAGCTTGCCCTTACTGTATAGCTCTTCGTACAGCGCAATGTTTGGATCCAGCTCAATAACATCGGTACGTTCAGCTATTTCTTCGTAGTGCTTTCTCAACACGTCCATGTTGTCCGACAGAAACGGCATAACAGGTTCGTGCTGGAATGTAATCATGCAACCTCTGCCATAAGCGGATACGCTGGAGTGTTGGATTTAGTTACGTGTATCCCAAGCAAATTCAAAGCGTTAAGCACAAATTTGTTTTGGTTGAACAAGTATAAATGTTTTATCCCTTGATTTACCAACATCTGCTTGAAGTGCTTCATGTCATGGATCATTTTGATATGGTTATCACCACTCAAAAACGCGGCAGCAGCTACGTCAGGAGCCAAGTGTTTAATCAACATTATTGATTCGTCAAACCGGACCAGTTTATATCCTTCCTGCTCAATCTTAGCCCGTGCAAACTTCATGGCTACTTGTGGGTTGATCCCAGCTTTATGTGCTGCTGCTGCAATAATCTCTGATGGTCTCATGTCATTTCACCTAAGAAGCAATCAATATGCCTTCGACTTGTACGGACACAGCGGTTGAGTTCACCACTGAAAGCTGCCATTGAATATCGGTCTTCGCTGGGTATACCAGCGGAGAAACTTGTGTTACGTTGTATCCAGATTCGACAAACGGAGCCCCACCATAAACCGTAGGGATGCCAGTGTTTTGCGAAAAAATCCTGAACGTTGCGTAATTTGCCCCGCCACCAGCCACCCACCCTTGCTCGCGTGTGGTGTACAAAGTATATCCTGCGGGAACAGTGTAAACAGACATGTTGCTGCGCCCGTTTGAAATGCTTGATCCATTTTGCGTAGTCAGTCCAATGACGGCATATACAGTTGTCGTAGTGGATGACGATGGGCCAATCGTGATTGTACCAACGGGTGACTTAGTTCCGCTGACAGATATGCTGTTGATCCGCAGGTAAGTATTAGCGGTTGCTATAAAAGCCGTGCCATTTAGCGTGACCGTTTCTGTTGTCAGGACATAACTGGCATTAACTCCAGACACCAATATTTGAACTGACGTATCAGATGCCGATGTGCTGGTTACGTACTGTGTTGCAGCGCTTGATGGATACGTTGGATAGTACGAAGCGTTTTCCCATACAGGATAAAAGTTTCCTGAAGGCAATGCTGATTGAGATGCGCTTCCAACAAATGCGGTCGTGCCGGGGACAAAACCACCTGCAATTTGTATAAAGATGGATAACGCAGTTGATGGATATACAGAGATCGTCATACCGCTTGTCCACCGCTTGCAATGATTGTGCAGCCCGTGGCACTAGCTGATACCTGCACCGTTTGCCCAGTTAGCAGGATTTGCGATCCAGTCCATTGCAACGTGCTTTTTGCGGGTACGCTTGCCCCATAAAACAATGCATTGCTCGTTGTTGCAGACGATCCGCTGACAACCAAATAAATGTTCACCGAGATTGGATTGCCGGTTGTGTTGCAAATATCAATGTCTTTTAAGTAGACCAACGATGAAGTTGGAACCGTATACAGCGTGGCCACGCTTGTCGTAATTGCGGCTTGTCCCAGCTGGATAGGGGTGACGTTTTGATAATTCATTACATGTCCAACCACGTCAAAGTGGTTAAAGACGATATGTCATTTGCACTTGTTTGAGACGATGCACTGATACCGGTGAAGTAAATACGCAAAACGTTGGTCAGCGTGTTTAGATAGCCCTTGGACGGCTGCTCCGGGGGAAGAGGTAGGTTCGGTGGAACCGGTATAAGATTATCACTCATACATTACCTCTTCTTCCGTCGGGGCGGATATTAATACGCGGCGCACCTAGCTGCCATTGCAAGCCAAGTTGGTTGCCTTCAATTCTAAATATCAGTTGTCGCCCACGAACACGACATGAAGCAACCCCAGTAAACTTTTCAATCACCACAGAACTATTACTGACCGACGCAGGAACTGGCGCTCTAGTTTGAGTTACCTTCACTGAAGACGTGCCTGCCTCTTCATAAGTTTCGCTGTTAATACCGGAACCTGAGTTCTGCATTCCATACAAACTCATCGTAACTTGGGGAGATGCTGCAGTTGATCCATTAAACCGAACGTCAGGCAAAATCTGCCAAACAAATCCAAATCGATCCCCATCTCCAATGCCAAACTCTGAGCTTTGTATATACGAATCAATAGGCTGTGAAACGGACGTTGTATTATCGTCAACGCCGTATTCGTGATACACCAAATTTTGATAATACGTTGCAGCGATTGGATAGTTGCTCAGTCCTTTGTCAATCCATGCGGTTCGTCCCAGATAGCCAAAGTACCATGCGTTATCAACGTAATTGTAAATAACGTACGTATCGATAACAGTAGAACTTGCAGAACAGTAGAACCACCAGACTTCATTAAATGCTTCATTCGTACCAGAGAATACTTGGTAGGACTGCTGAATATTAATGTTGCTAAAAATGAATTCACGCAGGTCGCAATTCAAAGTTTGAACCGTACCGTTGTAGGTATAGAACTTTCCGTTACCCATCCAGTAAACCACGCCTGATGCCAACGACATTGCGTTCGGGCTGATGATAGAAGTGTTGTCACCCACAAGGGTAGATCCCCACACAATAGGAGGACCTTGGTACTGCAAGCTATACACGGATGAATCGGTAAATACCACAATCTCTTGGCGGCTTTGGATCGCGCCAACAATGGTTGATCCATGTGATAACAACAGACTTCCTGCTTGGTTCGTAACAGCTGGTGTCCAGTTACTTACTGACTCTTGATCGCTCCAACGTATAAGCATTGGACTAAGAGAAGTTGATCCGTAATCATTACACCCAAGTGCCAGCACAAAACGTGAAGCGTCCGACACAATAATGTTGTTCTGAATAATAGGAACATCTGTTCCGCCATAGATTTGTGTAAGGTTGTATCCAATCGTACTTACGCTATTCTGTGCCACCCAGTAGTACAATCCACCGCCGCGTGGTCCAAATAGCAAGTTCTCGCCAAAGTTGGCCTGAGACCATAGCTGAAGCTGCTGGGGACTTGATTGGCTGTTACCCCATGTTCCATTACCCCAACCGCCCGCTCCCCATCCCGTAAGAGGAATAGCAATCGCGGTTCCGGTATTAATTTGATACTGAACGTAATAGCCCGTAAGGGTATTTGTTCCACTCAGCGTGGCTGATGTAGCCGCAGTAATGGTGTATGAGCTTGGTCCAACGTTGCTTATCTGATACCAGCCTTGAATTGAAACGCCGTTGTATGTAATCGTAGTTGGGAACCATACAAAGTCATTATTTACGCAGCCATTTCCTATTGCGTTTACGGTTACTGATTTTGATCCAGAAACTGTTTGAATACTTTGAATAGAAAAGTAGTAGGAAAAGTACGTAAGCGTACCTAATCCTCCCGCCGATCCACCGCTGGTAGCCGTGGTTGCGACGGTAATCGTAAAGTTACTGGCGTCTGAACGGGTGACGGAAAACTGTGCATTCAATTGCGCAGCAGGAATCCCGTTTACAGCACTGGAGATTCCATAAATGTTTACGGTATCGCCAGTAAATAGATTAATCCCTGCAGATGTAACCGTTACAGTGGTAGTTCCTCCCACCGTTGTAAACGAGTTATTTAATGTAACCGTACCGCTTTGTGAGCGTAACGGCGTAATGTCGTTGTACAGACCACCGTTATCGATATAAAACTTTAAGTTGGTTCCTACTCCAATCAGGTTTAACCCGCCTAGCGTCACCCAATTCCATAATGAACGGCATATCCCTACAAATGTATAGATCGATGTCTGCGCCCAGCCGCCTATCTTTTCCGGGAAGCCCTGACGAAAACGTACCTTATCGCAGTCGTACCATCCCCCTTCAGTCACGTACCGTGTGTTCTCTTGGTTAACTCCGGGTTTAAACGTGATCTTATGCTGGGGCATGATTAAGCCGTATAGATTCGAGTACCTTGTTTGTCGATGATGAGCGCCTGACCTCTTGGCTGCTCACCCTCCCGATTGGGAACCGACACATGCGTCCAAGAGTCAAACTCTCTAATCACTTGGTCAAACGGTAGCCCCGACCCGATTATAGCCTGCGTGACTTGATCTGGGGTCATGCCCGGTACGCGAATATCAGCAGCGCATCCAAGACGATGTTGGCTTGTATCCTTAGATCCAACAGCATCGTTCACTTGTTTGGAGCGATATGCCGAGTTAATCATCACCGGTTTGTTGTCGAGGATGACTTTGACGCGCTCTAA